CAAGTTCAGTCCATTTATATTTTTTAGCTCTCATCCAAATCATTTCTCTAACTTCTATAGGATTATCAACTATGTCATTATCAATTAACATAAGCATATCGATTGCAAACTCCCACCTGGTTATCTGCCTTGGCGAAGCTCTAAGTTTTAGTTGCTTTTGGTAATATCCTATATCTGATTTGTCGTAGCTTGTTATTAAAATATCATACATACTTGGCGCTCCAGGATGTCTTGGCTTTGCAATAAATCTTTCAGTTCTTGCAGCATCTTCAAATAGATTAACAATGTTTCTAATTGTAAGTATGTCTTGTTTTAAATAGTGATTAAAATCTTTTTTATCCAATGTTACGTTCCTTTAAAATATTTGTAAGAACCCACGGATATTTAAGATCTCCAGGCGTTATCGTTTTAAGCTCTGCATCTGACATATCATTTAATTTGTCATGCAATGAATATTGATCTAGCTTGGCAAACTTGTAAATCTTATTTATTTGTACTGGATCTTTTTTTAAATGCTCTTGTATGTTGGACCAACCTTTACCTGAGCTGTAACCAAGAAAACCTATTGAGTTAAGAAATCTTTTATATCTTGGCAAATCAAATTCTAATCTTCTATGTATCTTATTATCTACAACAGAAACTAAAGCATCACCTTCAACAGTGACTGTACATAAATCAGTTAATATCTTTTTAACTTTGTCTACTGAAATACCTAAATCACTTGCTGTTTGTACGTAGTTAATAAATGGTTTTAATGTCTTAACGTTGTATTGACTGCACCAATAGCTATAGGTTCTAAATTGTTCAGCTGTTATTTGTAGCTTTAATATTTCTTTATCAGCTATCCAAAATTTCTGCATAATCTTTTAATTGTGTTGGAGTTAAGTTTTTTAATTTATTTCTAAAAATGTCTTTGCGTTTGCAATCTGGAAAATGTTTGACCTGGAACTTTGCAAGAAAACTAATCCATTGCTCCCAGTTACAGCTTTGTATGTTTGTATAATTTGGAAATACTTTACGAACAGATAGTCTATAAACTCTTTCGTTCTCTACTTTGTACCAAACAATGTAAGCATTTAAGCCTGACATTTCCGCCAGCTGCTTAATCATTGAATGACCTTTTTTATAATCTTCTCTAGATCCTCTATGTTTTGCTGTTTCTGCGATAAATAGAGGCTTATTACAAGCTATGCAGCAAGAAACCTTATCTACATCCATCATTGCTATGCCATCATGGCTTTCGCGATGAGTGTAAGAATAAGCAGTAAATTTAACGTCTTTTCCGTATATTTCTCTAGCCATAGTCAAAAATCAGCTAAAATAGCCTTAAAAACCGCCTAATTTAGCTATATTTGGCTTATAATCTGTCTTTTTAACTAATCAAATTACTAATAGTGTACAACTTGGATAATAATAGTAACTGAACTGTTGACTTTATAGGAATAGCTATTAAATACTAGGCAATGTCAAAAAACTTAAAAATTTCTAAGTTCTCTCTCAAAAAAAATAAAGACGGTAAATTAATCAAAGGCGATTGGCAAAATGGAGCATCAGAATTAACAAATTTTGCAATAGCTAAATATCAAGGTTCATTATTAACTGGTCAACAAGCTGTAGTTGGTTTCATTTATAAAAATGGAAATTACAGAGAATATTATGGAGAGAGAGAAGAAGTTTTTAAAGAAGCAATAGCAAAAATTAAAGAGAAAAAAAATGCAGTTAAAGCACAAGCTTTAGCCGATATGTTTATTGATGAGTGGAATAAATCTAAGCCTTATGTGCCAAATGATTTCAATGTTAAAGAGAGCCATTTATTAAATGATGTTTTAAAAGGTAAAGATATATCAGCTCCAGAGCTTGCAAAAATAACTGGTACTACTAAACAAAATGTTTATGGACAATTATCTGGAGACAGAGGCGTATCAAGAGAGACTGCAATCAAGTACGCTGAAAAATTAGGTGTTGATCCAGTAGATTTATTGTTTCCAAAAAAATCTGTTTCCGTTTGGGGTAAGGTTAATACTTTAGAAGAAGTAGATTTAGAAGAGCCTTATTCTCCAGGAAGAATTTATGGAATAGAAAATAAAAATGTAATTTGTCCAAGAGATATTTGGTCGCCAAATATTAAAGCAATTATAATTGATGCCTATGGTTCTATGTATCATAACCAAGTAGCTTTTTATTACAGAGACAATCAAACTAAGTTAGAAATTAATAATAAACTTTGTGTAGTTGGAGCAAAGGTAAAAGGTTTTTTTGATGAAGAATTAACTTATTATTATTTTGGATTATATGAAAATGTTAGAGGTAAACATTTTTTATTAAATCCTGATCCTTATACTGAAGATGCAAATAAATATATTTTAAAAAATTTTAATTTAGAATTTATATCACCCATAGTTACAACATTAGATCAAAAATCAATTAAAGATGCTACAGCTGCTCAAAAAAATATTCCACAATCTGAATTAATGATAAGCCAATCTGAGGCTGAAAGAAAAATATCTGACATTGCTTTTGAGTATGAAATGAAAATGATTAAATTAAAAAAAGAGACTGAAAAAGATAAAGAAAAATTTTTAGCTGAAGGTCAAAAGGCATTAAAAGAATATCAAAAGGCTCAAGCAGCTTTAGAAGCTCAAATTGCAGATATTAGAGGTAAGATTGCAAGAGAAGAGAGATTAAAAGTTGAGAGAGACATGGTTAAATTTTTAGACAAACTAGATAAAGAGAAGAAACGTGCTTAAGCTAGAAGATTACTTGCCAAACCAATTAAGACAAATGCTTACACCAAAAGAAGTAGAAAAAGAATTTGGTTTAGCAATAGCTACATTAAAATATTGGCGTGAGTGTTCAAAAGATACTGGAACGCTTGTTGGTCCTCTATTCTTTAACGATGGAAATGTAAACTTATATCAACGTAAAATCATCATATTATATATAAATTCTAAAATGTTCTCAGGTAGTGAAACTAGCGAAAGTAGAGAAACTAGAGAAACTACAGATAATTCTAAAATTAAAAAATTTAGCAAAAAAAACAAATAACACAAAACTAACTAACATCGTTAAACTAGCTTAACTCGCTTATCTTTTGAAAGACGGATCTGGCAGAAGCCGTCTATGACATTAAAGCAAAATATAAAATTTTCAGATCCTTTAGAGGAAGCTGGAACACCATCAGTTTGTAATTTATTAAATTGGAACCATCACTCACCTACTCAAGCAGTTTATCCTGACGGTAACTTTGCTTACAGATATTGGTTTGTACCTCAAGAAGTAAGAAGACAGTTTGAAGGCAATGCTAATATGGCAGCTGGTGTAGCTATAGGTAGTTCAATTCAATATCACTTAGCAGATAAAATTTTTAAACTTAATCCGAATACTCGTAAACTATCTCCTGTTGTTAATAAAAGACTTAGCCTGGATCTTGCAATTCAAAAGGTCCAGGAAGAGTTTGATAACTATAATCCTGTAAACGAAAAAGATAGAGCAAAGTTTCAGTGGTACAGAGAAACAATACCACAATCGATTTCACAGCTTGCAAAAGCTGCTGAATTGTTAGGCGTTAGAAAAAATGTAGTTGCGGAAAACGTGTTGTCATTCCACGATGACCGATTACTACTTCCAATCATCGGAAGATCAGACTTGGAGTTTCAACAAGATCTTTCATTTGCTAGTACCCATAATACTAGCTTTCCTTTCTCCTTGTTGGAAATCAAAACAAGTCACGATCGACCTTCTAGATTAAAAAAGGATGGTACCTACTCTTTTACATCTGCAAAGGTTCCGATGATGCCTAACAAAAATCATTTAATGCAATGCGCGTTTTATTCTAAATGCAAACCTGAGCATGAAGTTAAATTAATTTACGTTGTTAAAGATGATTTCAAAATATTCGATAGGTACAACTGCGGAGATCTTGAGCCAGAAAATCTTAATAATTATTACGAACAATTAGTAACTGTTTTTAAAAGAAGAGAACGTTTGTTGATGCGATACGCAGATGAAACAGATGTTGAAAAAATTAAAAGCGAACTTGTCCAAGACTTAGATCCACAATTCGATCACAACTTTTGTTGGTCCATTGGTAATCAGTTTGTTCAAGACGCAAAAAAATTATGGAATTGCTGAGGTGTTAAATAATATGGAAACAAAAGACAAACTAATCGATGCTTTAAATGAGTTTAAAAAGATTGCTGCATCTGAGGCAGTCAAAATAAAAGGCAAAGATTATAATTTAGTAAGTACCAGACTTGGTATTGCTAGAAGAGTATTAGGTTCATCATTGGACCTAGTAGATCAGATAATTCACCAAGACGATAAAAAAGTGATTGTTCAATGCGATGCTTTTATTGATGGAAGACACGTTGGAACTGGCTTAGCCGAGGAAAACCGTAGTCAAAGTATGATTAATAAAACAAGCGCTTTGGAGAACGCTCAATCGAGTGCATGGGGTAGATGTCTAGCTGCTTGCGGATTTTCAAACGATAATTTAGCGAGCGCAGAGGAAGTCTCAGTAGCTATTGAAGCGCAAGATCGTCAATTACAAACAGCTCTCCAGGAATTGCAACAAGTCTCTCATCCTGGAAATTACAAAGCTTGGATCTCCAAACATAAAGACGTGTTAGCGAAGATTAAGACAAGTAATCCAATTGCTTACGGAAAATTCCAAGAGCGATTTACAGAGCTTAAATCAACACTAGAGACTAAAGGAGTGTTAAATGGCTGAAGGTCAGGACACTAAATCTTTTGGTACTGCTATTCTTAATACGAATAAAGCTAGTCCTAAAAGTTACGATCTAAAAGGTACGATCGACGTAGACGGCGTTAAGTACAGATTTGGAGCGTATAAATCAACAGCATCAGGTAAAGGTAAGCTTGCCGAAGGTACACCGTATTACTGGATGCACCGTGTAGAAAAACTGGAAATGAACTCTGAAGGTGAGAGTTTTGATCCAGCATCACTGGAGTAATAAGTGGACACGGATAAATACAAGTCAATAGCAATCTCAATGCCAGTTTACACAAAGCTTAAAACTTTAGCTGAGACTAAGTTTGATGCTCCAGTTAGCATGGCAAAGATTGTCGAAATGGCAATTAACAAATCTTATGAGGAGTTCGTTAAGAACGATGAGCGTCGAACATAAGATTGAGCATATCCGTAAAATCAAAAGAGCGGAGTACGGCAGCTTTACCACCAATCTTACTTTGATTGGCAAAAGCTGGTCCGCTCTGCTCGATTTACCAGCACCTATTCCACCATGGAAGGTAGCTTTAATGTATGTAGCAGCAAAAGTAATTAGAGCTGCTCATAGCTTTAAAGAGGATAACTACGTAGATGCTCTTAACTATTTGCGTAAAGCGGAAGAATTGCAGCGGTCAAATGGCAAAGATAATTAATTTTCCAAATACACCGAAGAGTGCAGCTCAAAAAGAAGCTGAAGCTTTGGAGTATAAAAAGTTTACAGTTGAGAATACTCTTAACTTAGCAATGTCTTCGGATCTGTGGGAGCATTACGAACTCACAGCCGATGATGTTGGTTGCTTAGAACAATTTGGTGAAGTTATGAAATTTTCACCCATAGCTGCTGCAAGATTAGTTTCAAAATTAGCAAGTCAAAATAAAAAATTAGCTAGCTGTATTCACTTACAGTTTGCAGATGATCCTTGGAGTTAAATATGGAAAAAGAAAAAAGAGTACATGAGTTTGAGAAGGTAACTTACGATAGTTACTTTCATTATCAAAATTTTAGCAGCGATGAGCCTACCGCTAGAATTAATAACTCACCATTTTATTTAAAGTATGAAGAAGGAGTACCAGCGTTTTACTTTAGGTACCAAAATACTTTTAAAGAAATATCGGTGGAGGCGTTCTTAACTAATTGTGAGCAGTCAAGAGCTTTTGATATGAGCAACTGGCAGTCTCAGGTTGAGAATTATTTTAATAAAAGTATGGAGGATATAAAATGTCAAATCTTGGCACAACGGAAGATCAAAAGATCTTTAACCACACACTAGGTAAAAATATAAAATACCTACGTAAACAAAAAGGCTTTAACCAAACAAGAATTGGTAAAGTTATAGGTACTAGCTTTCAGCAAGTACAAAAGTATGAGAGAGGCACTAACGCTCCTCATCCAGCAGCTTTAGTTAAGTTAGCTAAATTCTTTAAGATCAGTATGGATAGGCTTTGTAGTCAAAACCTTATTGAAGATATAGAAAATTTTAAAGATAGATGTAAAAGCCTGGAGATTGCTACAGCAAATGGTGTTGCGGTACCTTTAGATAATATGTCTGCTGAAGTAGATGCTTTAATAAACAAGATGCATAAAAACTCTGAGCAGTTTGTTAAGAGCCAGCCTCTTGTATTCAAATTCGACAAGGAGGTAGATCCGTGGCTGTAATCAAAGCTAAAAAAGTTGAGTTTGAATTATTAAAGCAAGATATACCTGGAGCTGCAGCTAAGTATATGATGACTTTGTCTTACGAACCAGAAGGTTTGGAGAGCAAAGAAATACTTAATATTGTTCTATGTGATAAAACTCCTTACATAAATATTGGAGTTGAGACGCAGCAGTATACTAAAATACATCAACGTACTGGACCAGATGTAGAGCCTCTTCCTGATGGTTGGTTTTTACTTCCACCAGAGGAACTTTTTTTAAACATAGAAGCAGCAAATCAAACAAATAAAAAACTTACACCAGAGGATGAAGAATGGCGTACAAGAAAATAAAATCTGGTGAAGCTAACTTTATATCGGAGCAAAGCTTTAACACTGTTGAAGACGCGCATAACGATACAAATCCAATAAACGAAGAAGAAGTAACTATCCAAGATATTAAGATAGATAACACTCGTATTAAAAAGGAGGTAATTGAAGATGTCGTTGGACAACAAGATAGAACGACTAAATAAAAGATA